TGCATTTTGTGTGAGTGTTTTAATAAACAAACAAAATTGTTTCGAGGCTTTTGCATTATGAAATCCATAAACCAGGGAAAAGGACATAAAATGACATCAGCTGCCACTTAAGAGATAGTCAAGCCTGAAAGCCAGCCTACCTCAAAAGAAGAAGCCAATTAAGATATCATCGGTTAGTTTCTATAACGACCAATTGGGTTGTTAGTAGAAGAGTTCAGCGAATACATAAAGGGAACACCAGTATGCATGCCAAAGCGGAAATTATCTCCAGCAGAAACGTGGAGATCGGCCCAAAGAAAATCAAAGGGCGCTAAATCGTCAGTGGTGTTATTAGCCCAAGTGTGCAACACAAGATAACCATAACCACCCTTGGCTGATCGTTCAATTCCTTGAAGAGTTGATAATTCACCACGTGTACCAAAACGAGCGACTCCATTATATGGAATCTCCATCTCGATAGACTTAATGGGGTCAATTATCACCTCTTCAAAGACACCGATGCCAGGAGCGAATTGGTTATTAACATTAACTCCTACATTGTAGGGAGTCAATATACTGGAATCTGCCTGAATGGCATACCCAGTTGTTGACAAATTGTTCTGAGAATAACGTTGTGCTAACCATAGCTGGACTGCTCCGTTGACACCTCCAATAGAGGGATCAGCAGCAGAAACCGCAGCTGTGGAAGGCAAGTGAGAACACCAAACAGGATAATTAGATGAAGCTTGCTTTGCTGTGGCAAGATCGGTTCCAATCGTCGTCTCTCTAGTGAGCATGATTTTGACCCTAAGGTCTCCAACATACCCACGAAAGAGTGACGCCCAGTAACCCATATTACCACCCAGGCGGTTATTTACACCACCTGTAGCCGAAAGACCCTCTGCAAAGAGGGAATCCAGCGGAATAAGGCAATACTTCATCGGACATCCACCTGTTTGTGTAAATTGAGTACCAAACCAGTACCACGGTCTACGCAACAAATCACGAACAGAAACAGGAATGTCATTGTAAGTATTAGTGCCACGTAGGCGGCGGTATTGACCGATAACACCATCTCCCTGTGGAACAGCAGCGCCAACAGCTGTTCCAAAGGGAAAGGCAAACTCAAAATCATCACCACCCTTGACGTATATATTCAAACGGACCGCATTTGGTACTGAACCCATAATAGCTAACTGATTAACTGGTGTTATATAAAAATAACCGAGAACATCTGTGTCAATAGCATCGGATGGACTAAATGTCGTAACATTAGCCCACTCGTTCATACAATAAAATGGAATTGTGACCTCATAGACATTCTTGCCTTTGTTAATCTCAACAACCATACCATAATTTGTCAACAAATCAGGATTTCCAGCAGAACTCGCAGCGGGCACGGTATAATAAGGTGAGTAGCCAAGAAAAAGCTTGCCAGTTTGATACTGGGTAGCTATAATCTCAACTGCAAACGTAATTGAACCACGCCAACGCGAAAACCGCATCGCCATAAAGGAAAGCAAGCTACGATAAACAGCATTATACGAAGAAGTATTTGGAAGCGTACCACCCAACATACCGGGATTAATCGGTTGTGTATAGATGGGAGTTCCAACAACACTACTAGTCGTAAACGCCACATTTCGTGAGGCTGGACTAACCAAAGACCACTTCGAGGTAAGATATTTGATATCCATCTCGTCATCAGCAACATCAAAATATTCCGGGCCTGGAGTAATCATCTTCGACGGGTTCAACGCCTGTCGAAAATTATTCACCACACCAGTAGTATTGGATAAAGAGTCGATTGCTCGAACCTTTATTGGTGTCGCATTCAAGGTCTCAGTTGGATTGTCCATACCTGATACATTCGTATCGTATTTGTCTCCCGTGATATTCGTAGGCAACGCAGAATTCTGGATATCCTTATAAGATTGAGTTATGTTGGTAGTTGAGAAATCGAACAATCCCTGAACAACAGGAAGCTCATCGCCCCCAGCAACACTTGATAACAAAGCAGGAGTTGGAACAGTTGTTGGTGCAGGCACCTTCAACTCAACATCCTCCATTGATAACCAAATTGTGTAACTGATGGACGTCGAACCACCCGTTCCAGTCTCTAACTGATTAAAGACGGCCAGGGAAATAAACGAAACAAAGGTAGAAGTTGGGTCAACGCGGGCATAATCAAAATGATATTGCCATGGCATTAGAAGTTCCTGGACATTGTTATAAGAGGCGTACAAAGGTCGATGATCGAGCGATGTAACATTTTCGAGGGTGGTATACTGACCACCAGCTGGTAAACCAGGTGAGTAATAAAGCATCAGCTTTCCTTGATGAAAGGAAGTGCCGTTAACTTCAACTCTCACACGGAGTCGATATCTATAAAAGATATAACGATCGAAAATGTTAGACCAACGGTCATTAGACAAATGTGCGGTATTATAATTCAAAGTCCAGAGCTCGGTGTCAGCGGTAGTGGCTGTAGTCCACGTACCGGAGGCCACCCTAACTGGGATGGAAAGCAGACGAAGATCGTCTGATTTGTCATCCACAGCTTGAGAGAGGGTCGATTGAGGACCCGTCATCGAGCTCGTAACGGCCGTGTTCTCAGAGAAAACAAGACCAGTTTGAGAAACTTCAGTCGCCACAGCAGTATCAGAGATATCCTGCGTTGATAGTGGTTGGGCTTCACCCTGAACCACAGGTAACTCTACGGGAGAGCTAACCGGTTTGCGCACGATTTTATCGAGCACACGTCGACTAGCTCTTTCGAAAAGATACCCCCTCATAAGGTCACTAACAAAAGTCAAAAGGAAATAAGAGGCCGTCATGGCCACGCCTGTTACGGCGCTTCTAGCTACATTCATATAATTAAACATATTGATAAAATAAAAGTTCACATAGTACGTTTTTCCGTCCTAGTAAGCCAGGGTACTAAACTGGCAAATTGGTTTTCTCCATGATATTCGGTATGGAGTTCTTGATATGTATTCAAACAGACACGGAGTCCATTCTTTCGGCAAGCTTCTTGCAAATCTTGCCGAAAACTTTCGAAGATTTCACTTCCAAAGAAAAACATATAACGAAGAGCGGTGTTGAGGTTTGTTTCCAAAGCCCTATCATCACGATCCGTCAACCAAGTAACCATACCAGATATCGTCCGCATGTCTATTAAGGGCACAAAAGTCATACCTTCGCGTCGAAAATGGCGTTTCAAAAAGGATAAGTTTTCAAACTCTTCCCATGAAACCCTACCATCTTTTGATGCATTGGTAACTGACATTCCAAAGCCCTTTATAAACTGCTCGTATCCCTCTGGAGACATAAAGCTAGCAGCGTAATCACTCACGCCACCCACGTTATCATCTCCATAGACACAAACGTACAGCTCACTGAGCATATCACTTAGGGTCGGTTTCTTAGGCCGACTCTTAATGTAATACCCAACAATAAGAAGTAAATTGATCAAACAATTTATCTCTGCTGTACACGGCACGCCCGAAGGTATAGAGTTCCGTTTCATGATTAACTCATCAAACATGATCATCGTTGTATTGATAATCTCGTCATAGAGCACCTCATGAACAGTACACCACACCTTCCCGTAGAAGTTCTGCAAGAGTTGTTTAGACTCCCACAAGACTTCCGCGACAAGAGAGCCATCCCAATCAGTGTAGTCGAATGCAAAGAACTTAGTGGAGTTGCAGCGAATTTTATTCGCAAGCAACGTCCAATCAGCACTTTCACAATTCATACCAACACCGCACATATTCTCTATGTAATGACTATGCATAAAGTCTATCCAAGCACCGAAATACTTTCGGAAGACAATAGTATAGTCAAAGGGACACCCAACAAAACCTCTCGTTTTGCCAGATTTAACTCTCTCACTCGGTCTCAATTCACTTTTCAAGTTCGCTGTCCAGACCGAAGAAACACGAACTCCTCGCATAGCAAGCTGCTCCCTTTCGAGAACAGCTTTTTCCATAACGCTCTGCAAGGTCAAACGATTATCCACTACATTCACATAAGCAAATTTGCCCTTTTCATGGCCCTTATTACGGGGCAATGACCAAGGCCAACCTGCCGATGAATGTATGTTAATCCTATTCACACAACCAAGTCCATTCAGAGCTTCGTCAAGTGTCCAAACTCTAGGTTTCTCTCTACGTGGGAACGTATCGAAAAACTGAGTGAGTAAATCCGTCGCATCAGACAACGCTTTCATATCAGTGGGAGTGGGTTGCACCCTCTCTCCACCAAACTTCTGCATTGCATTTGCGAATACATCTCCATTTTGCTCAACATACCTCTTGTCGCCATTCGATAAAATCGAAGGCTCCTTAAGTACATCAAACTCATGTTGTATTGGTGACGGATAATACTCACTCTTCGTTGGGACACTAACTGCATTCTGTGGACTAACGGTGCCTATTGGAAAGACATCGCCAGTCACAAACTCACGTCGCATACTTCCTTCGACCTCAGCAATCTCGCTTATCACGAGTGGTTGCGAAAGATCGTTGAGAGCAAGCTCCACTAGTTCCTGTGTAACAATTGTTGCAAAAGCACTAGATGAGTTTCTATACGCAGCTGTGTGAACACCAATAATCTTGCCTGGTTGGACAAGAGTATTATGCACCAGTAGAGGGGCACCGCAGTCTCCGGGTTGGGTACCGGCACTATACTGCCACCCCTCTACTATCTTCTCCGTACCACTACCTTCATGAGTTCGCGTAACGATTGGCCTATCAATAGGCCTCACGTCTTGCGGCTCAATCTCAGTGATACCACCATCGCGCTTCACAACAAGCGTTCCGGATTGAAGTCCGAACATTTTATTGAGATCTGCATCTTTCACGAAAAGCTTTCTATGGTCACCATAAGTGACCACAGAACTCTTTCCACAATCATACAGAACCCAATCATACACATGACACGCACACCTCTCGCCTTTTGAGCGAGAAGTGCACGCCTCATCTGTATCTAGTCCAAACTCCAAAACTTCATGCTTTCGAACATATGAAGCTCTCTCAGGAAAGAAAGGGACAGGTTTGCTAAACTTAGTGCCAGCGGAAGTGTACTGTTCAAGGTACAATATTCCACTTTGCGCCAAGTTTGACGAACCCGTCGGAACCAGCAAATGCCGGGGCATCAGAATGACTGAGCCAACTATGGGAACAAAATTCATTTTGTTCTCATAGTTGCCACAGACAAACTTCACACGCCCCAGCTGTTTCACTAGGTTCATAGAAGTTATAGCAGCAGAAGGATCCGTAAATCCTTCTTTTGAGGGGGTCTCTTGCAAGACCTCCTTAGCCACTCGCGGAAATGCTTTCCGCAACTTCTCCTTTTGCTCCTGAGGGAGTATCACACCTTCTTTTGCGACTTGACTATGCCTCGTTGATCGACGCGTAGCCTTCACAGTCTCCTGAGAATAGGCACCTTCTTTAACAATTGCTTTACGTTGTACAGTCCTTCGCACACGCACAGTATCATCAGAGTAAGCACCTTCTCTCTCAGCTGCATCAAACTCGTCAATCGCTTGACGAATTTCCGCGGAGACCATTGGTGGTAAATTCCACAACTCATCCGAGTCGTAGTAAACACTACCAACAATCTTCGCCTCCAAGGGACTCAAATCTAACGGTCCGAAGTTCTTACTGACTTTTATCAAGTCAATAAAATCTCGCGGGTCATTCTCATTGAGTTCCAAGGCATTCACCATCATGGCCTTCGTTCCTTTATACTTCAGAGCTCTTTCAAGCTCCATAGCAGTTCCGGAAGGAAGGTCAAAATGGTGAATCAAGGCACGGACGTTAATCTGTGCCTCCTCCTCTCGCGCACCAAAAATCCAAGCGGTCAGACCGACAAAGGCTTCGTACATCATGTTTGTTACTTCCAAACACGCATATCCAAAGCCCAAACCAGCCATTCCACCAACAAATCCAGTCGCAAAAGTACTCGCCATTCCTTGTGTTTCAGCCTCCTCTACTGGTTCAGAGTAGAAAAGCCTGGAACGCAAAGCATTTACTTCTTCAGAGATATCAGTTTGTCTACCATTGGTATAGTAGAAAATCTGATGGGCCATCTTGGTTAGCACTAACAAAGCGTTATGATCCGCTTGGTCAATGCCATCCATGGCCTCTATCTTATGAAGTAAACCGGACGCAACAGCCATCGTGTCCTTCAGATTCTTCCTATTAAGCCACTTAGCAGACACCTCCCGAAAGAGGTGCTGCATAGCAGTCTTAGTAAAATCTGAACGCTGTAGCGAAAAGTCCTTTGTAGGGTCAACTTGTGAAAAGTCAACTCCACGTGGAGAACAACTCGCAGGAAACAGTTCTTTCCTACTTCGCAAGAAATTCAATTCGCGGTCTACATGTGCATCAAATGCACTATAGATTCGCTGTTGAATCTCAAGAAAAGTAAACGGGCCAATACGTGGGACAGTAGGATCTTCAGGATGCTGAATATAAAACTCAGCATAACTCCAATCCTTTGTCTTCACGCGCTTACCCGTTCCTTCATCAATAGCTGCATCCTTTCTCCAGCACATCTCAACAAGCATATCTCTTCTCCTCAAGACAGCTCCTGGGTTGTTCATAAGGTGATTCATCGGGGGGTATGGTGTGTTGGTATTCAACATCAACAAACTTCCCCGAAATTCCACCTTACCTTTCAACTCAAAAGCCATCGGCAAACTCGCACTCGTTCCTGTCTTAAGCATAAGCAACATATCAGGCTCAAAATCAGACTTTGCAGCCCAATCATCAAGCCCAATACATTGCACATCCTTAGGAATTCCCTCAAAGAACTTATCATCACTCTTCCAAAACATTCTCTTCTCAATTGGATAAGAAGAGAGTGCTGTATGAGCAACCAAGTCCATCAAACCGGTCTTTCCTACATCTGGTTCTCCCCAGACGCACAAACACCACGGATTGATCCTACCAAAGACCAACTCCGTCCTACGGCGATGCAAAAGCCAGAGTTCTTCCAAGCGCTTAACACGCCCAGAAAACTCTCTCATCTTCGGCATCTCCCACGTTGGTTCAGACCAACTCAACTCCTCGGCCAGCTTCTTCAGCTGCACCAAAGCATAATCCACATGAGGATCACTTCCAATCATATTCTCATCACAAGTGCTGACAAATCTATACAGTTTATCAAACTGCACAAACCTGCCAACCTCTGTACTAAGAATCCAACCAGTCATAAACTCACAATCACACTCACTCGCCACATACAAGCCAGCAGTACACAACATGCTCCAAACTTTCTCCGACACTGTCTTTGCATTCTTAATAAATCCAAAGAAAATGTTAAAGTTTCGAAACATGATTGCATTCTTGCCAATCCATGTGGCCGAACGTCCAAACATTGTAGCAACCATTCCAAACAAATCAAGATCATCACGCACAGTACCCTGCTTCTCAACATAATTGTTGAAAAACTTAGGCACTTCACGCAACATTGATCCTAAATCATCTAAAACAGGTACTACAACATCTGGACACAACTTCTTGAACAGTTGATGAACTGAATCAATAAGACGAGCCCACCGGTATAACCGGGGTCTCGACTCATCATCCAAATCCTCCAACACCACTTTCAAATCATACAACTTGTAAGTGACATATCCAAGAGTTGTCGCCAGGGTCGCAACAGAATCAACTTTCGCTAATAAATTAGCTCGGTCATTCTGCACTGTCTCAACTAATCCAGATACCGACGCAGCAGCCTCGCTCACTCTTTCGAGTGGCGCACTTACGAACGTTGGCACTAAACTAGAAAAGAGACCCTGCACCTCAGGGCACTCATTGATCACAACAGGCGAAACATCTTGACAGATCAAGTCAAGAGTTTCCTTCGCTCTTAATTCTCTCAAACGCTTCGATTGCTTCTTACCAAACATTTTGGCAAGAGCAACCGACTCATCATCCTTAAGAAAGGCGGTATAATCCCACGACGGTTGCACGTCAACCTCATGAGGCAAATCCACGTCAGCATCATACTCATCCGTCCAATCCACATCATCGGGGATCTGGGGTGTTTCACCACTCCAGAACTCCATAGATTCATGGACAGATTTTGGGACAACATCATCATGCTTCACAACCTTCCTCACGAAAGGTGGAAGCGGATTTGACCTCAACTTAGGTCCGCTCACTCCCGCAACTTGCGGGTTGCAACTTCCCGTCCTTGAATACGAGAAACATCCTTTGGTAAAACGAACAAGCTTGTGCTTGTTCTCCACCCACTCTCGATTAGTTTTCCACTTCAGACCACCACCTCCAATTTGGAGGTAGCGGCACGAAGTGTCAAACTTCTTTCCAGACTCCTGTGAAGGAGCCTTAAGAAAGTTAAGAGTGATACCATGATGGGTTTCCGACGTCAAAATCTCGGGCGCGACTTGGTGGGCAAGTCGCTGCTTGCGGTTATAGAAGGGAACGCTTTCAACAGCGCATTTATAATTATTCGTAACTGGGTTCATTGTGTTAAAGTTTTGTTTGTTCATGCTATGATAGTATTTCTCCGGAAGAATAAATTCTCCACATAAAGGTGATTTACAACACACACACAGCGGCTCAAAACTAAAATCTAACTACAAGCACTAATGCTTCTAAACTACTTGGGACAAAACACTAAACAAATAAGATAAATTAAAGAAAATGATAGTCATAACGTGACAAAACGGGTACATCTCTGTACCAAGGCATCAAATTTAATTGGCATTCCACGCAAAGCGTAGAGCATCTATTAAAAATAGGCATCTTAATTAACATTAAGGCATTCATTAGTATGAAACTAACGAGCATTCTACACAAAAGTGTAAAGCATCCATAAAGGGCATCAAATTTAATTGGCATTCCACGCAAAAGCGTAGAGCATCTATAAAATAGGCATCAAAATAAATTTTGGCATTCATATAAAATAAATTTTATATGAGCATCGTTATCGTACGGTATACGTTAAAATAAATAAAAGACAACAGTCTAACTCTAGGGGTTCAACCCCTAGA